AAAGAATTTAAACTTTTACAGGAGTTTCCTAATCATTCCCACTCAAGAGATGGTAAAGACACTAGATGTCGGTCTTGTAGACGCATTAGAAACAAGTTTGTGGACGAAGTTAGGAAGCATGCACCACCGATGCCTTCAAAATGTGAGATAGAATCTTGTACTAGAAAAGCTTATGTTTGTGACCATGATCCTAATATAACAGATTCTCAATTGGCTTTTAGAGGGTGGTTGTGTGATGAATGTAATAGCGCAATAGGTTTATTGGGTGATGATATCAATGGTATTAGTGAAACTATTAATTATTTAAACAGGGCTAAAGAACGTGTCAGATCTATTCAAAGAGCTAATACCGTCGATTTTGACGACAAAAAAATATCTTCTTGAAGAAGAAAGCGATTATGTGCCTTTTGTTGTCAATAAGGCTCTTAGTTATCAACAGGATTGTTTGTTTTACGCAGCCGAAATGAATAGATTACCTGAATTGCCTAAAAAGACCCAGTATGATTTTTATTTTAATTCTATTAAGGCTAAAAGAAGACCATTTATACCTTGGGCTAAACCAGTTAAAATGGATGATGTTGAATTATTAAAGAAATATTTTGGCTACAATCAGAGTAAAGCATTAGATGCACTAAATATTATTTCAACAGACCAATTAGCTATGATAAGAAAAGAATTAGATACAGGTGGTAATAATGAGTGATATTTTTAAGGGTGTCGGTGTACAAGTTACTTTAACAAAACCAGATAGTTTTAATATTATACGAGAATCTTTGACTCGTATTGGTGTTGCATCTAAAACTGAAAACGTTTTGTGGCAAAGTTGTAATATATTACACAAACAAGGTTTTTATGCTATTTTACACTTTAAAGAAATGTTTATACTTGACGGTAAACCATCCACAATTACCGAAAACGATTATCAGCGAAGAAATACTATAGCAAAACTATTAGAGCAATGGGAACTATTAAAAATAATTCCTAATTTGACCGATGCAGATTTGGCTCCTCTTAGTCAAATTAAAATACTGTCCTTTAAAGACAAATCTGATTGGGTTTGTAAAGCCAAATACACCATTGGGAATAAAATGGAAAAAACTACTTATTAAAGTGTTTTTATGATAACATTTTGTTATGATAAAATGGTTGCTGAACAAGCTAGAACAAAAAGGTAGAAAATACACTATCTACGACCGAGAAGGGAAGATACCCTATCTTAATCGTTATTATATTGCTTATGAAGATTCTACCAAAAGAGAACGCAAAGACATTAATTTTAATGTGTTTTTGCATCAATTTCTGCAATCAGATGATCCAGTTTTTCATTCACATCCCTGGAATTGGTATCTTACTATCGTTTTAAAAGGCGGTTATTGGGCTCATACTCCATGGGGTACTAAATGGTATGGTCCTGGTTCAGTTAATTATGTTGATTGTTTGAAAATGAGATGGTTAGATGAAAGTCAAGATATTCTTTTGCCAGCCAATTTGCATTGGGTAGAAATTCCTAAGTCAGGACAAACGTGGACTTTGTTTACTCGCGGTAAAACTGTTAATGATGGATTTTGGGGTTTTTGGGCAGACCAAAATTCTAGTGAAATTGTTCAACATGAAAAATATTTAGAATCAAAGAGGATTACATGAATAAAAAATGGTTAGTAGACAGAGAAAATTTACCTTCAGTAATTGTTGAAGCGGGTGATATTGGTCCAGGTAATCACCCTGGTGAAGTAATATTTTACGATAAAGATGGTATGCACATTGCATATTATACTAAAGTAATATCCGCTAAAATTTTAGAGAAAGAAAATGCCCAATAAAGATTGGGACAAATTTTATTTAGGTTTAGCTAAATACGTTTCTTCTAAATCCAAAGATCCTAGCACTAAAGTAGGTGCTGTGATTGTTCGTCCTAATCGTTCTGTCGCATCACTAGGATTTAACGGTTTTCCTCAAAAAATGGATGATAGTTATTCCATTAGTAATTATGAAAACAGAGAAGAAAAATATAGCCGAATTGTACATGCTGAAATTAATGCTTTAATCTTTTGTAAAGATCAATTTATACAAGGTTATTCAATTTATGGCTGGCCATTGTTGCCTTGTGACCGCTGTTTTGTTCAATTAGTCCAAGCTGGAATTACTAGATTTGTAGGACCAAAATTGTCTCCTGAATTACAAACTCGTTGGGGATCTAGTATAGATAAAGTTAAAAAATACGCATTAGAATGTGGCGTTAAAGTAGAAGAAATTGATGAATGATGTTTGGTCAGACCCAATTCCAGAACCTATTGACCCATGTACTAGAAAATGTGGTGTTAGTAGCAAGACAGGGTATTGTTCAGGTTGCTATAGAAAATTAGATGAAATAGCCAAATGGTCTGGGTTAGAAATAGAAGAAAAAATTCAGATTTTGAAGTTAGTCGAAGAAAGGAAATTAAAACATGAAAGTTAGTTTATATTCAGATTTACATTTAGAATGGTCTGCAATGCCACCTATGCCTGGTGGAGAAACAATTTTGTTGTCTGGAGATATTCAAACTGCTTGTGTTCTATCTGAATATAGAACAGATAAAAGATCACGCTATTGTCGTGATATTTTTAAAGCTTTCTTTACAGAACTTTCTGAAAAATATCAAAATATATACTATATTATGGGAAACCATGAACATTATGGAAATGATTTTGACCAGACTGTGCCTATTTTAAGGCAATTTTTTGAAACTTACCCAAAAATTAAATTCTTAAATAAAGAAGTAGCACCTTTTACCGAAAATACGATGATTTTTGGTGGAACGATGTGGACGAGTATGAATGATAGACATCCTATTGCTATGATTGTGGCGAAAAGAGGTATGAATGATTTTGCCGGTGCAATAAAAAAAGGTAATTTTAATTACACACCAGAAGATTCTGTGCTTCAACACGAAGAAACTTTGACACTTTTGAAAAAAGCGTTATCGGATTATCCAGGTAAAGAATTTTTTGTAATGACGCATCATACTCCTTCTTTTAAATCATTACATCCAAGATTTGGACAAGATGTGTTAAATTACGCTTACAGTTCGGATCTCGATAAATTTATTTTAGATAATCCTAGAATTAAACATTGGGTTCATGGTCACACTCATGATAGTTTTGATTACATGATAGGTGATTGTAGAGTGTTGTGTAATCCACGTGGTTATGCAAGAGATACTAATGATCCACCGGAAAACAGTAAATTTAATATTAATTTAACTTTTGAGGTAAATTAAATGAGTAGCGGAACAGGTTTAAATAAGCGTGGTAAAGGCCGTGCAAAAAGAGGTTCTAAAAAGCGTCTTAAAAGATGGGCTGCACACCAGAGGTCGATTAGAGGTAAATCATGAGTTTTGTGACTGCTACGGTTATAACGGCTACGACAGGAAGAGAATCTGTTTTGAACTGTATTTCTTCAGTAGCTAGTCAGCAAGGTTCAAGATTAGCAGAAATCCAACATATTGTAGTCACTGATGGTATATTAGCTTATAATGAATTATACAATAAAATTAATGGTTATAATTCATTTAAAAATTTAGACGTAATAAAATTACCATATTCAGTTGGACAAGACAGATGGAATGGTCATAAGATTTATGCTGCTGCTACTTACTTCGCAAAAGGTGAGTACATCATGTATTTGGATGATGATAACACATTAGAACCTTATCACATAGAACATTGTCTTGAAGCTATTCAAAGTGGACCTTATGGATGGGCGTATTCACTTCGTAACATTGTAAATGAACATGGAGGGTTTTTATGTCATGATGATTGTGAAAGTTTAGGACCGGATTACCCTACAATTTTAAATAAAGACGATCATTTAGTAGATGTTAATTGTTATTTTCTACACCACAAATTAGCTGTTTACATGACTCCTATTTGGCACAGAAAGGCTCGTGAACCAGGTGTTATGGAAGTAGATAGGGCTTTGTGTCATGTGTTGCCACAACAGGCTAAAGGCATTTGTACTGGCAAATACACAGTCAATTACACAGCAGGTAGCACTGGTATTTCGGTTAGAAAAGAGTTCTTTTTGAAAGGTAATGAAGAGATGGCTAAACGCTATCCGGGTGGGTTTCCTTGGAGAAAATAAAAGCTGGAATATTCTCATTTTTTATGAGCAACATACCTCAAGAAGCTGTTGTTGCTCAAAGAAAAGTGGTTGATAAATTTAACGTAAACAAATATCCATTTTATCAAATGCACACTCAAATGCGTCATGGATTTACTATTGACGGCACGTGGCATCTGAACGGTGTTGACGTTCGGCCTGAATTTATCGGAAAAATTCCCAAGAAATTTGATTTTGATGTTATTATGTTTTTGGATATTGATGCGTTGCCATTAAACGACAAAGCTATTGATCTTTACGTGCAACAGGCTTATGATGGAGCCTTAGTTGGCAATATTCAAAGAACTAACCACATTCAAAATGGTGAACATACGTTTGTGGCACCTAGTGCCATGGCTATTAGTGTTTCTACTTTTTTGACTATAGGAAAACCTTCTGCTATCGAAACTAGTAGGTCAGATGTGTGCGAAGAATACACGTGGTTAGCTGAAAAGAAGGGCATTAAAGTTATAAAGTATATGCCTTTAAGATTTGAAGGCAAACCTGCTGAATCAGATTCATGGGCTTTAGCTACTGGTATGCCTCATTACGGAAGACAGACGACTTTTGGTGATACGGAGCGTGAAACTTTTTGGCATAATTTTCAGTCAGTACACCCAGGCCAACATGAAAAATTTATGGCTAAATGTGAAGAACTTTTAAATAATGGAGAAATAAATGGCAAACAGATCGACGTTCAGCAGCAAGCTTCCTCGTAACATTGGCAGATTCGTTTCATTGAGTCGTTCCCCTCTTGTAAAGCACGATAAAGATATGCGTAAGCTATTTAATGGTGCAGGACCGGAAGGTTATGAACGCGAAATTCGTAAGCTTTTTTTGGACGCACATGCTCACCATAAGGCTTTTAAACTTCAGCGTTTGGCAAAGGATATGATGGCTGAAATTAAAGCTGATATAGCTACTTCTGTCGCTACATCTTTATGAGTCTTTGGCTTACTATTAAATCTTGGTTTAAAAGAAAGCATAAACCTAAGACTTATGCTGATTTTGTTCATATCACTAGTTCTGGTGCTGTTCGTGTAGATATTATGGGTTGGTGGAAAACACCTGAAGGTAGAAAAGAATTTGATAAATTAGTCAAATCTTTTAGAGAATTTGAATCTGATTGTCGAAAAAACGATCCAGAAGGAAAATTTATTTTTTATGACTAGTAATTTCTATACAAACGTTCAGAACATGGGAAACCATGTTCTGTTTAGAGGTATTGTTGATGGAAAGCGAGTAAAAAAGCGATTTGATTACAATCCGCGTTTGTATGTTACAACACCCGATGCAACATCAGAATTTCGTACTTTAGACGGCAAAAATCTCAAAGAAATTAAGTTTCAGAACATATCTGATTGCCGAGATTTTAAAAAGAAATATCAAGGCACTAATGTGCCTTTGTATGGCGACAATCGTCACGAATATTCCTTTATATCAGATTACTACAAGGATGATGTAGAATGGAATTTTTCCGATATAGTTATTGCTTATATCGATATTGAAGTCGGTTCAGAAGATGGGTTTCCTCAACCTGAAGACGCATTTCAGCCTGTTACAGCTATAACTATTTGGATTAAAGGTAAGTTCCACGTATTCGGTTACGGTAATGGAACAGATCAGGTTTACACGACTGATAGGCAAGATGTTATTTACTATCATTGTGACGACGAAAAAGACCTTATCAGACAGTTTATAAAGCTTTGGTCTAGTGACTATCCAGATATAGTAACTGGTTGGAATGCCTGTAGAACTCTTCTTATGAAGAAATTGAATGCCGGGTTCGATATTCAATACATCATTAATCGCATGGAAAGATTGAAGATGGGTGAAGAAGGTGAAAATTTAATATACAAATTATCACCATGGGGAATTATTAAATCTAAAAATGTTAAAATAGGTAAAGACGAAGCCACTTATTACAGTATTTTAGGTATAGCTTGTATTGATTATTTGGATATGTACCTCAAGTTTTCGGCTACACCTAGCCAGGAAAACTATAAGTTAGACCACATTGGTAGCGTGGAGGTCGGCACAAAGAAAATCGATTATTCCGAATATGAAAGTTTGTATTCTTTATACACCAAAAATTATCAAAAATTTATTGATTATAACATTGGTGACGTAGAATTAGTTATGAAAATTGAGGCAAAGAATGCCTTGATAGAACAGATTATCACTCTTGCTTATGATGCCCGAGTTAATTATGAGGATGTGTTTTCACAGGTTCGTATGTGGGATACAATTATCATGAATTATTTAAGTAAATTAGGCATTATGATGCCACCTAAAAAAGAAAACATTAAAAATGAACAATTCGAAGGTGGGTATGTAAAAGAACCTAAGCCAGGATTGTTCGAATGGGTGGCGTCGTTTGACTTCACTAGTCTATACCCAATGCTTATTATCATGTTTAATTTAAGTCCGGAAACTTTGTTAGATCCGGTTGATTATCCAGAAGAATTGGCAGATTGGATGCAGGAAAATAGAGGTATTATTGATGTAGAAACTTTGCTACAAAAGGGTTTAGATACTTCTTTACTTAAAAACCATAAGGTTTGTTTAACTCCTAATAAGCAATTCTTTAGAACCGACATTAGAGGATTTTTGCCTGAGATTTTGGACCGTATGTACAAAGACAGAGCTATGTACAAAAAGAAAATGAATGAGCAAAAGAAACTTTTAGAAAAGATTGAAGATCCTGTTGAAAGATTAAAAATAGAAGCACTTATAACCAAATACAACAATCTACAATCATCTAAAAAGATTCAGCTTAATAGCTCTTTCGGTGCATGTGGAAATCCATATTTTCGCTTTTATGATATTCGTATTGCCGAAGCTATTACTTTGTCAGCCAGACTTTCTGTTATCTGGATTCAAAGAAAACTTAACAAGTTTATTGATGTAAAAACAGGTAATACTCATGGTGATTACGTTATAGCATCCGACACTGATTCTGTTTATGTGACATTTCAGAATTTGGTGGATATGGCTTTTCCGTATGAAGCACAGAAAAAGATGTCTACATATGAAATCATTAAAAATTTAGACAAGCTATGTGAAGGTGTTGTTGCTCCTAAAATTAGATCTTTTTGTCAAGAATTAGCTGATTATACGAATGCCTATGAACAAAAGCTTGATATGAAGAGAGAGGCTTTAGCCGACAAGGCTATTTGGGTCAAGAAAAAGAATTACATGATTAATGTCTATAATAATGAAGGTATTGAATACACAAAGCCAAAATTAAAAATTGTAGGTATGGCAGCTATCAAGTCTTCTACACCGGCAATTTGTAAATTAAGAGTTAAGGAAGCCTATGAAATTATTATTAATAGTGATGTGAAGGCTTTGAGGGAATTCAATGAAAAGTTTAGGGAAGAATTTATGTCTTTGCCGGTTCAGGATATAGCCTCACCTATTGGTATGAACGGATTAGAAAAGTACACTGAAACGAATGGTGAAACACTTTTTAAAAAGAAAACACCTGTACACGTTAAGGGATCTATTGTTTTTAATGATTTATTAAGGAAAAATGGATTACTTAAGAAGTATCAATTGATTAAAGAAGGTGAGAAATTGAAGTATGTATATCTTAAGGCTCCTAATCCTATTCAATCTGAAGTCATATCATTCACTACAGTTATCCCTAAAGAATTCGAATTAGAGCCTTACATTGACTATCAGGCTATGTATGAGAAGAATTATATGGCTCAAATAACCCGAGTGACAGATGTCATCGGATGGCAATTGGAAGAAAAATCTAGTTTAGAGCATCTTTTTTCCTAGAAATTTAACTATATTTTTGATATAATGTTCCTATCATAGTTAAGGAACAAATATGGCCAGCAATCTTCTAGATAAAATTAAGAAAAATTCAACTATTAAAGATACAGCTATTCTTGCTGATTCTAAATTCTTTAATGCTAAAGATATGATCCAAACTTCAGTTCCGGCGCTTAATATAGCGTTGTCTGCTGATTTGGATGGGGGATTTACCCCAGGACTTACTTTATGGGCAGGACCGTCTAAACATTTCAAGACAGCATTTACTTTGATGATGGCTAAAGCGTATCAAGAAAAATACGAAGATGCTGTAATTTTGTTCTATGATTCCGAATTTGGTACTCCTATTTCCTATTTTGAAACCTTTGGTATCGATATGTCTAGGGTTGTTCACACTCCTCTTACGGATGTTGAACAGCTTAAGTTTGACATTATGGCTCAGTTAAACGAAGTGGAACGTGGTGATAGATTGATGATAATTGTCGATTCTATAGGCAATTTGGCTTCTAAGAAAGAAGTAGAAGACGCCTTAGAGCAAAAATCTGTCAGTGACATGACTCGCGCTAAACAGATCAAATCGTTATTCCGAATGGTCACACCACATTTAAATCTTAAAGATATTCCTATGCATGTTGTAATGCACATTTACATGGAACAAGGAATGTACCCAAAAGCCATTGTTTCTGGTGGAACTGGGGCTTACTATTCAGCCGATAGTATTTTTATTATTGGTCGTCAACAAGAAAAAGAAGACAATGAAATTGTTGGATATAACTTTATTATTAATGTAGAAAAATCTCGTTTTGTTAAAGAAAAATCTAAAATTCCTATTGAAGTCATGTTTGATGGTGGTATTAGTCGTTGGTCTGGTTTGTTAGATATGGCTTTAGAATCTGGTCATGTGGTTAAGCCTAATGCTGGCTGGTACGCTCGCGTAGACATTGATACAGGTGAAGTAGAAGGTGACAAATGGCGCAGAAATGAAACTAATACTTCTGAATTTTGGAATCAGATTCTTGAGCAAGATTCATTTAAACAATGGATTAAAGATACGTATTCATTAAGTACAGGTTCAATGTATCAAGATGAGGTTGTAACCGAGGAAGAATGATGAATTGGTTGCACAAGAGATTAGAAGATATACTAATTCGAATGCGACTTCGAAAATATCAAAAAGATAAATTTTTCAGGGTTGCAGATGAATTCGGTGGACTATTACCCATCGAAATTTTGGAAGGTGCGTATAAAGGAACAGTTTTTACCGTAAAAGAGATGAAAGTAATAGATGATTACGGTAAAACTAAATTTGAACACGAGATAATTAAAAAGATTCCGGGTACGCACAGTTCCTATTATGGTGATGATTTTTCTAAGTTGGTCGGTGAAATATTGTTAATCTGTATAGCGGAAGCCCAGACTAATTACAATGAAATACGTAAAGAGGTATTAAGCGATGAAGAGGATAGAGACAGTTATTCTGAAGAATTTACTGAAGAACGAGCCGTTTCTTCGAAAAGCAATCGCTTACCTAAAAAATGATTACTTTAATGAAAGTCGTGCCGAACAAATTATATTTGAAGAAATAAGCAAATACGTCAACAAATATAAAAGTCCTCCTAGCATTGATGCTTTAATTATTGCTATCGGTAATCGTTCCGGTGTTTTTGAGTCTGATATTAAAGAAATAGACGGTATTCTTTCTATTATAGGTAAGGACACGTCAGAAGACCAATCTGATTGGATTGATGACCAAACTGAAAAGTTTTGTCAAGATAGGTCTCTTTACAATGCTATCCACGAGTCTATTCAAATCATGGACGGCAAAGGCGACAAAGACAAAGGATCTATTCCTGATTTGTTGACTAAGGCTCTTAGTGTTAGTTTTGACCCTAACGTAGGTCATGATTACCTAGAAAATACCGACGAACGATACGAATACTATCATAGAACTTCTACCAAATATCGTTTTCATGTGGACAAGTTTAATTTGGCCACTAACGGTGGTGTAGAAGCCAAAACTTTAAATGTGTTTTTGGCTGGACCAAAGGTTGGTAAATCTCTAATCATGTGTAGTTTAGCTGCTGGCTTTATGGAAGCCGGTCTAGACGTTCTTTATATAACACTTGAAATGGCCGAAGAGAAAATATCACAGCGTATAGACGCTAACCTTTT